TTACGATATATGAATCAGTTGCTAAAAGGTCAGGCAAGTCAATTCTTAGTCCACCAACATAGTTTACTCTACTCTGAATAGCCATATGAAGTTCCCTTTTTCTTTAATATATTGATTTTACTATTCATAAGGCTTTAGGCTGTCGTCAACAAACCGTAGCTCTGGAAATAATACATCTTCTTGAATAAAAACTCCAGCGGAAACCACTGATTTTAAAATTTCAAAAAAACTGTTTCTAGCTAATGACGTGCCGGTGGCAAATGGTTGATATTGTTTGCCGTTTTCGTTTGGAGAAAACGGACTTAGCTGTTTTACAACGCGAATAGTAGAACCAATCGAGTGTGTTTTTTGAAATGTGTAAGACGGGTCTATTACCACTTGATCGCCCGAAAGAGCAAGATATTTCAGCGGCCCTTCGGCATTCCCTGTTCCATAATCAAAAATAAGATAGCCGCCGTTTGGGTCAAAGCCATCGGTGTCCGCAGCAGACAAAATAACTCCACTTTCTCCCTTTAATATTTGAGAAACGGACGAGGTTCCGATTGAGCTTGGTAAAAATTTATAATACGTTCCGCGTGGGTCGTATATATATGAACCTAAAAGCAAAGAACTTTCCGGCTTAACAAAATCTGCAATAATTAACTCTAAATTGTTTAGCAAATCTATATTTTCTAAATCTGTTCTATCAAAATAGTATGTAGCAGAGCTGCCGCCCCATTCGACTGCGGAAGTTTGAATTTTTACTGCACTGCCGATTGTTTCCCCAACGAGAACAGACAGGTTGTCCAAGCTTTCAAATTCTACACTATTTGTTCCAACAAAATCAACCGTTTGTATGCGAGTTTTTAATTTTTCCCATATATAATTATTATTTATAATTGAAGTTCCATCATCATACAGTCTAAATTGTTTTCCTACGGAGTTTAACTTTGACAAAATCAAAGATGCATTAGAGGAGTAAATTATTCTGTATCTTTTATTGCCTAAACTATACAAAACGCCCGTGACCGAAGACGGCGGAGCAACGTTTTTTTGGTTGGTTGATATAATGGCTTTATATTGATCTAAAACCTTGCTAACCCGCCAAGATCCATTTAAAACTAATCCGCTTTCTGGGTTTGCTGCTGCTGAGTTAATTATAATTTTTGCGCCCACAAACAACCCATGACGGTACGGAAATTCAATTTCTACATCGGTGCTGCCAAAATTGCACTTAAACGGATTTTCGCCAATCAAAAATGGCGTCGTATAGGGCAATACGCTGTATGAGTCAGAAAGGTCTAAAGAAACAGTTCCTGTACTTTGATTGATTGTACTAATTTTAAATTTTTTGCTTGAGTAGTCCGAAACAATTTTAGACGACTGTAATACAAACACATTTCCGCTGTTTGGAAGCTGAACACTTGTAATTGGATTGATTTGTACAGATGTGCGCGTAAAGCTTTGTATTCTATGTTTTACTCCGTAAATATGCCACGATCCTTCAAGGAATCGTTTTACAATCGGAGGTACTGCTGGAACAGTCACCGTTAGCTGGTCATCGGTCATTTCAGTTAAATAAGAAAAATTAGGCTGTTGATAAACCCGTTGAGCTATATTTTTTGTAAAAACAACATCTCTAGACGAGAGCTGAACGACTAAACCTTGATTGTTGATTGGTAGTTTTAAAAATCTATTTCTAATAGAAAAATAATCATATCCAACTTCAATTACATCAAAAGAGCCATTTAAAACAGAATAATTTCCTTCGACCAGAGCAACTTCAACTGTTACTATATCGCCGTTATTATCTATAATTTCGTCGCCAAGTTCGTTTGTGATAGGAAGTCGCGCTGTGCCAGACGCGCCCACGTCAAACAAATTTCTAAACGTAACAATATCTCCAATCGATGCCTGAAAGATATTTGGAATAGGGCCATTTACGTATTGAAATTTTATAATGTCAGTATAATCAGACACTTTAGACACTTCCCAAACCGTTTGAGTTGTGTTAGTTGTTGGTACAATATCTGGAAATAAAAGCAAATTTTGTAAAGTACCACCTAAAATTTGAATAATTTCGTTGGCCCCCGCTCCGTTTGGAATAAGCCTAATTTTGTTTTTGTTTACGCCTCTGTCAAAATAAACGGTGGCTAAATAATGGTCTTGTACCGAGTTAATATACGTTGATAACTCCGAAGCACTTACGTTTTTAATATTTGAAAACAACTTTTCGTCAATTGTTAAACGGTGAGTGACTTCTCTTGTTTTTACAATAAATTCATCGTTTGCCTTTAATTTATACGGCTCTGCCTGAGCACATATAATACTAGGACGACATAAGCTCTGAGAAAAATAAATTTCAAGAATTTGCGCTAATAACGCAAGGGTTGTTTTAGGCTGATTAATCATCAAAGGTGCAAGTGGTTTTAAACCTTCGATGTTTAATCCTGAGTTTTTTGGCAGATAAAAACCATCGCGAGCAGCCAATTTAAAAACGTATTCAGCATCTGCGGTAGAAAAGAAAAACTGATTTTGAGCATATTCTACAAAGGCTTCTAGCTGCCCAACAATATCATCTGCGCCGTCTAAAAATGCATTTACAAACGGAGCATCTTCCTTATTTGGTTTTGCTACTTTTGGCAAATACTGACGAACATTTGACATTTTTATTGTCCAACGCTAATGTTTGTGGCTGCATCAATAATAACAGCTTTTTCGTTATCGGCAACAGCAATTTTTCCATCAACCGCTACCGGTAATGTGTTTATAATTTCTACGGAAACAATCCCTGGGATGTCCTGCACGAGAGAAATTAGCTCCGACAGAATTACGGACTGTCCTAATCCTAAGGACGACACAAAAGAAACGACCGATGATCGCACGGTGCCGGCAATAACGTTGATTGACAATCCATCTCTTGTACGAACTCTAAATGTTACAGCGACTGCGCGAGGGATGGGCGGCAATACAGAAACGTCTGTGCCCGTGGATTTAATCCCAGGGTACCTACTAATAGATGTTGGTACACCGTCTAAGGTGCGCTGCGCTTCGCGAACTAGTCCGCCAAAAATCTTATAACCATCAATTCCTGTTTTTGGAACAGCTTCGTATCCAAGTTTTTGAACGCATTGAATTTCTGTACCTAAAGCATTAGAAATTTTTTGATAAGATTTTGCCGGAGTTAAATAAACCTGCGAATTTTCTGTATTTTTAGGATCAATAGACCATCCTTGTACAATTCTAAATGCGTTAAACGGTTCTTTTTCAACAAATGATAAATTTTCTTCGTTGGCTGGATTAACCTTAATTAAGGCTGTGCCAGTTGGTGCTCCAGTCGGGATTTCAAATTCTATAAATTGACAAATTCCCGTAGGCGAACTGTAAATACCAATATTTGTAATATTCCATACTCCGACTAAAGACTGAGTAAACCACTCGCTAGTTCCCAAAGCCGCTGAAGCAATTTTTAATTTGCACCCAACCATAACTGACTCTGCGTCTACAATTCGTATTGGACGCGGGTCAATACCAAAGCCAGAAGGGGGCGCAGATGGGTTTTCATACCCAGATACTTTTAATTGTGCTCCCCACCAAGTTTGTCCCACATCGTTTGTATTGCGTATATTTGTGTCATACACAACGTCTTCCAGTGGCAGCGTAGAATTATAAAGAATTGCGGTGTTTTTTCCATCATGAGCGATTAATTGGTATTGACCGTCTGCGCCTGCGCCAAACCCATTCAAAAACACATAATCGTCTGTGTTTACTCCGCATTCACTGAGCAGCATCGTGTCTGACGCAGCAACCGGAACCGAAGTATTATCTGAAGTGTTTGATAATATAAGAGCAGAAAACCCATCTGAAAGTTTTTTAAGAATTCCATATGAATATTTATTTGTAACCCATTCTGCGTGAGTTCCGCTTGTCCCTAAAGAGTCAGTAACCTCTACGCCTTTTGGCCCAGCGCTGTAGTGGGTCTTTATGTTTTTTTCTGTAAACAGCATAGGAACAAACACCAAATCAGTACCAGAACTAACGGAAACTCCCGTACTGTTAGAAGTAATATTAGGTGCAATTACAATAACTTCTGTTGCGCTATTAACTTGCACAACCGGATACCCTACATAACCGCTTAGGCCATTAAATGATGTGCTCATTGAAAGACCCAAAGGTACACTTGGACACTTAACTTCCGAACTAAATGCTGACGCTTGACTTACATACATCATATCGCCAATTCTGGCGGACAATGTTTGAGTTCCAGTATATGTAATTGTAGCCAAACCATTAGACGGCGTATTTGCTTGAATATTTATTAATCCTGAATCAAGTGGTTCAGTTGCTGTTACAGTAGTTGTTCCAATTGTCGCAGACTGACCATTTCTTAAAAAATACAATCTACCAACGTTTCCGCTTGAATGGCTTGTTTTTTCGTAAATAATATTTGCGTTTTTGCGAACCCAAGTTTTTTCGTTTGCTGTATTGGCTGCAGTAATATTGGCAGCGGGGGAGGCAACTCTAAATGGACGCAACAAATCGGCTGTAAGGGCATTTGTAATTTGCACTAATGAGCTTCTAGGCAGCTGTTTAGTTTGCGAAGTTAAGAGCGGAAAATAAACCGAGTTGTTTTCTGCAGACGCAGCGTCTAAAACCGTTGTTTTATATTGATTTGCAAGAGTTTCTTTTGCGTAAACAGCTCCCTCTGTACCTCTTAATTTTGAAGAAATTTGAACTTTTGAAGCTTTTTCAACCCTACTGATAGTAGCTTGGATTGGCATTGCAGAAGCTGGAGCAAAGTTTGCCCATCGACTAAACGTTGCTGTATTAGTTGGCAACAAATACACCTCTTCGTTGACCGATGAGTAGGTGGTGCCTAATATTGCATTGCCGGCAGGAAAAATTGAGTCCACTGATTGCACAACCGATTTAATTGAGTTGCCTAGCTGATTATACTCGTAAATAGATGCGCCTTCTGAACGATTTGCCGCAAATGCATGAAACTTAATCGCCTCTGATGGAGTCGTTACGTATGATGGTAATGCGCTTGTATTGGTATAGTTTACATACGTTGATCTTGGAACTTGGGCGCCGTTTGGCATTAAAACATCGGTTGTAGACAGCCCTAGCGCTTGGGCAGAAACAACGGGAGCATCTGTCAAATAATCGTTTAATGCGTCTACTAAATTTTGCAATGTTTTTGAAAGTATAGGAAATGATTGAATTTGATATTCAGATGCGTTAAACTCTTTATTTAAAAATACCGCGGCGCTAAGGCCATTATAGTTGGGAACGCGAATCTTTAGTTCTGAGACAGATGGTTTTTCAACTATTGGCCAAACACCTATTGGCATTGAGTCGGATTCTTGAATACCTGAAACTTGCAACAAATTATTTACAGAATATAAACCAGATGCAAAAATACCGTTGGTTGCATCAACGCCATCGGCTGTATACAAAGTATTTTGTTTTGTAACACCGCCTGTAAAAAAAGCTTGAGCGGATGTACTTAAATAAACAGGACTTCCGCCAACTGTAAAAGTTCCGGCTACCGAAATAGCGCCATTTAATCCGGCTGTAGAATTTAGAAGGGTTTGTAAATTTGATAGCGGAAAGTCTAGCTGACCCTTTAAATCTACAGTAACAATTTTATCAACTGTGTTTACTGATGCGACTGCAGGTCCAGAGCCGCCGGTATCAATGCACCTAAAGGACCATGCATTTCCTGATGCTCCGCGAATTTTAGGATTAAAATCTACCTGATTTAAAGTTAAAGTGTAATATGGATTTGTAATTTTTGCCGCAACCTCTGCAACGTAATTGTAAGAACCAACCTTAAGAGTTAAATTTCCAGTGCCCGAAGCCGACTCAAGGTATGTGCTTGAAGCAAGAGCCGCTGTAAGTGCAGTTGAATTTGGGGCAGATCCGTTTAAATCTAAAACAACTTTTTTAGTTGATTGAGAAATCATTTGGACGGTTCCAACCGTTCCGGTATGACCACTGTCTTGAATTACAAGCTCAATATTATTACCCAAAACTCCAGCAAATCCGCTGGCTCTTGCTAAAAATGAGATATTAAAATTTAAGGAGTCTTCCATTTTTGCTGTTGCGGTAATTGCGGCAGCTTGGGTGGACAAAGTGATATCAGTAAGATTGTTGGCTGTAGAGACTCCGGTAACTTTATAAGTTCCGCTAGTAAAAATAGTTGACGGAATAACCGCTTGAGACGGCATTTCTACGTTTACAGTTGTTAAAACTTCTTCTGTACCATACGCATTTGCATGCGAAATCTTAATGTCTGGCTGAGACGGAGATTGTGGGTATAAGATATTTAGTTTAATTCTGTTTGCGCCGCCAAACGAAGAAGACCTGATAATCAATGCCGCTTCACTTGGACCAGCTCCCGACGAATTAAGCTTATATACACCAACCGATTTTCCAATTACTTTAAAATCATTAAAATCAAAATTTTTAAATGGACTAGTAACATCAAAAAACTCTTTATTAAAATCTTCAGGGTCTTTAAGGGTAAACTGATATTTTTGTCCGCGCCCAGAAGCTCCAATAAGCTGTTGACTTGAAACAATAGCTTTTTTATAAAGTGGCAAATTAACTGTCTTATTTGATGCGTCTAAATCCATTTCTACAACGAACTTATCAAATGGCGTTAGCGCTAAATCTTGCATGCGAAAAGAAATATTAGAATATCTATTAATATTGTTTGTTGTAACAGTAATAGCGCCGATTGGGCGAATGGTGCTGTCTGTTCTTAAAAATCCTTGGTATGGAGCCGTTGTTTCATTATTGTAAGAACGGCCAGTCCAACCTAATAATTTACCTGTAACCCAAAATTCTTGAAACCCAATTGGATAGCTAGTAATACTACTGTCTGCTTCTATAATTGGATTTTGCGACGTTTGAGTTACATCTGTATAGTTTTTTTGAATTTTTAAATATTCCCTAAACGCCATGCCAGCGGCTGGCAAAGACGGAACAACGCTTTCCGTAACAACCGGAAAACCGTTATCCAAAGCGTTTGAGTTTGAAGATCCTACATGAGCTTGCAAATTTTCTTTTGAGGCCGCGGTAAATATATTGCTCGCTTTTCCAAAAGTTGCCAATACAGATAAAGATCCGTTTACATAAGTATTTGTTCTTAAAAAGAAATATTGTCCAGTGCTTCTTTCTGCTTCGGCACCAACAATTTGATTATTAATAGAATTAACAATATCTTCGACCAAGGCCGCCGTAGAGCTAGGCAGTGTAATTACTTGGGGGACAGAATCAGAAGAAAATATTTTAAATATTGAGCTACCTTTATAAGCTGTTCCATACTCATCATTTAAAACAAAACCAGCCGATGCTTGATACGAAGAAACCTCTATTACTACTGTGTCTGAATTAGAAGGAGAGGTTCCCTTAATAATTTTTTTAATTCTATAAAATCCGACGGCTGCATCCGGTACGCTGGTAAAGCCTGAAATCGGAGTAACAGAATTTTCTTTTATAGAAGTTAAATAAAGATAATCACCAATTGCTGCATTTATAAAAAGACCGTTTCCAAGCTTGTCTTTTAGCGAAACGGTTAATTGATTTAAATCAACATTGGTGACTTGCAATACTCCGTTGTTTGGATTGCCAGTCGTTTTTACAGAAACGGAATCATCAACCGCGACAATAAATTTTGCTGGACCAAAACCCGGGTAGTCGTCGGAAATGTCATATTTGCCCGTAGGAGTTGTTGTTGATTTTACAAATGCACGTGTATTTAAAGAAGCTATTTCGATAATATCTCCGGCTGTTAGCCGAGAGACAAAACGAATATCGCCGGTATATCTATTAAAAGTATAGTCTTTTGAAGCTCCTACAGAAGAGCGTTCTGCAAGCGCAGAGCTAAAAATAGAGGCAGAGCCAATCCATGTTCCTGCACTGATGATAATCTCGCTGGACGCGCTATTTTCTTTATTAGATGTAATAATAAATCTATTGTCTTGAAAAATTACCGTAACCCCAGGAATTTTTGACTGTAAAATTTCGCGCCAATTGTCCGCTGTTGCTACAGTCATCGAAATGCCAAAACGAGACAAAAAATCGGCGTCGGTAATACTCGCAATATCTACCAACACTCCATCAATCGTTGCTTTAAGTCCTGTATACGATGCGCCGGTAATTGACCAATTAGAAAATGGATTTGAGGAAATAGTTGCGGTTTTTCCCTTAAAAGATTGCAATACACCGTTTTTATAAAGATAAATAGGACGTTGAGAAATAGTCGGAAAACCCAAAATATCTTGCAGGTCGCTAGAAATAACTTTTACCTCTTCGGCGGCATTTGTTCTATCTATTGCAACAATTTTAGTGCCATTTTCCGTAACGCGAAAATCTAAAATACCTTCGGGGTCTGCGTTTAAATCACGAACGAGTTCGTACGCAGTGGCGGCTGTTAAGTCTTTATAGTTAGTGGGGGTAATGGTGTAAACATAAGGGATATTATCAATTAAAAATGTAATTGTCATCCCCGCTTCAAGGACATAGGGAGCTGCTTTAGTCGCCGCAACAACTGCAGGGGTAATTGGAGATTGAGCTGTTTTAAATCCTTGCTCTAAGCCAGATGCTTTTGCCAACAAAAGCTCGTAGTCTTGACCAGCAAAAACAGGTTCTAGCAACGTACCATCATCAATATAAACGGTTGTCGGCTCACCTTGTTCAAGGGGACGAATAACCGAAGCCGAAGTTACTTTCTTTTTTGTGTCTGCATCGACAACCGACAAAAGAGCTGCGTTCATTGCGCCCACGGTTCCGCGAGCCAATGTATTAGGATAGTCTTTAATTCTTAGGCGTAAAGATGCATCCGACTCTGTATCTGCGCCATTTACAAATGCCTGCCGATTAATAACAACTGCGCCCGCAAATGGTTCTGCCGCAAATTCAGTAATAGCTCCCGAAGCAACATTCCCAACAAGACCAAATTGCGCACAAGTTACCGGTACAGTAACAGAATCTTCCCCGTCGGGCAAAATAACTGCAGCGTCGGTTGTAAACTGAATTGCAGGAGCATCTGCATATGCGGGCACTTGGACTACTGTTGACGCATTAACGTTTCTGTCCCCTCCCTGAGCCAACACTATCTCATCCGTATATGGATGATCTTTTGTAAGAGGATCAACCAAATTAATGATCCAATATGTTCCGGTTGATGAAATACTAGAATATGAAATTGGACCCTCAAAAGAATCAATAGTATTACGTCCAATATAAATTTTGCCATTTACCGGAGTTTTAGCATACATTTCAGAAGCATCTTGAACATACAAAACTCTTGAACCTGCATATGGCGCAGGTTTTCCTGCATACGCACGAGTAGATATTTTTGTAAATGCCGATCCAATAACTACGGACCCAGTTGCCTGTAGCGACGCTTGGCGACCTACGCCACCCTGTCCGTTAGGAATTTTTAAAGACTCAGCCAAATCATCAAGGCGTTTTTCTGTTAAGTTATCAACTTCGGTAACTTCAAGAACCTTTAAAACAGAAAGCTGCGCTTGATAAACTTGTTGAGCAATTGCTTCCATAAGCGTAACAAGAGCGCCGCCCGCTTGAAAGTCGGTAATATCAGTATTATTCTTGATTCTTCTAACCCAAGTACCAAGCAGCTGCTCTTTAGATTTAATCGTAACGGTCACGCCCAACTCCTCAATAAGATTCAGGTGACTGTATTTTAGAATGAAGGGCTGTATTTTTCAAGCATAATTTAGCTTGAAACGAAACTCAATGGAATTATTACGTTGGAGCCGTTTACTGTAACAATAAGATTTATAGCAATTGATGTTTCATTTACTGTAAGATTTTGTACAATAACTTTTGAATAACGGCCATCTGCAAATATAACAGCTTGTAATATTTCAGAAAAAGCTGCAGCAACTTCTACGTTTCCGTAAAAACGTTCTCCAATAATATTTGCAAACGGAATTCCGTAATTTGAATGAAACGGCAACTCATTGATATTAATATTTAAAATAGAAAAAATAGCTTGTCTTACGGCTGGCATTCCGTAAACAATATCAAAATCTCCGTTTTTTCCTACTTGCAATTCGCCTGTTTTTTCATCTTTCCTAACGTCTACGCCAAAATCTAAAAGTGCCTTGTCGAGCCTTTTTAATACATCTAAAGATGGTTGTTTGCTTTGAATAAGCGAAGATTGGGCGTTAACTGGTATAAGAAGAAGAGAGTCTTCGTTTGCGGTCTGAGGCTTATAGATTTTAACGTAGGCTTTTTCTGAGAGTTTAAGTTTGGCTAAATCTTGAGCGCCTGAAAGAGAAAGTATCATTGTTCCATCATCAAATTTAACAATTTTTAAAATAGAACGAATTTCTTCTCTTACTGTATACGAGCCAACTTTAATTTTTGTTCCAACTTTGAGGGCGTTTGCTTGATTTGATGAAATTTTTACTGAAGCCAAAGTTCCCGGGCCGTGCAAATACTCTTTTGTACCTGTTTTATCAACAAACGGTGGTTGCAAATTATTAATTGTAGCAATTTCAAACCATTTGTCTTTTGAATTAAGGTATTTGTCTGCCATCGCCTCTAAAGAATCTACAAACGGAACGGCAATTGCGGCTGTGTAGGATTGATTAAAAACAACCTGAGTATCTTGGTCTGTATTGCGGTTAGCTACAGCGAGCAAATTTGGTTGCTTATCTGTTTGTTGTTGCAAATAATAAATAATACCATCAATTTCGTCTGCTAAATCAAAAATATCATTAATTTGCTCCAGCTCTTGAACTGAATATCTGCGCTGAGATTCCGTTAACGAAAATCCTTGAACAAGCACGCCGTCATTATCGCCCAGTCCAACCGTTTGCGCTGCTGCGGCAGCGCTGTTTCTTAAAAAAAAGGTCATGTCTTTAAAATCTGTAATAGAAAGATTTTCAAGGCGTTTTTGCTCTTCTTTTAAAACAAGGGCTTCCGATGGCGTCAAACCAATGTCTGAAAGAGAAATATACGATAAGATTGGTTTATATTTAATAAATTTAATTGAATTTAAAAATGGGTTTGTGCTGGTTACAGAAAATAGCTTTTGTGTTACTATCTCATTATTGAGGCTTTTTAGTAAATCTATAAAAAAATCTGATTTTGGAATAGTTCTTTTAAAATTAGAATAAAAACGTAGTTCCCAATTTTTAACCAGCCAATCCCATCTATCAATAGCGATGGTTGGCACATCTGCCAAAGTAAACGCAGCGTTTTTAGATACTTTGACATATCCTAAATAGTCTGACAAAACTTGATCTAAATAAGTATAAGCCATTGAAAATCCTTAAAAAACAGGTGGCTTTGATGCTATTAAACTGGTAACCCCGCTTAAAGACGTTAATTTTTTTGATAACGAGTTTGCTCTTTCAAGAGCGCCCGCGAGCGTAAAAGAGTTGACGTTGCCTAAATCGCCGCCTGCGCCAAAACGATCAATCGCGCCTGTTGTGGACGCTCCGACTTCTTTTAAATCAAATCCTTGCAAAACAATATTATATTTATACAGATAGGGTTGCGCGGCGTTTTTTTGAAAACTAAACCCTTTAATAATTATCTGCCATTCCATATTATCTTTGTGAGATTCAAAGAACAGCTTAACGCTTTCTGGATTTGTTTCTTTAATATGAGAATATGCATTTAAAAAGTTATGCAATATATGAATCTCTACAAAACCATTGGTGCTGGTTTTTAAATCATCTGTAAGCTGAGAAGCATCTATTCCTAATGCGTTTGCGGTCCTTGATGACGCGCTTTCTTCTGGAATTTTAGTAGGAACAGCGGATGAATTATATCTTTGCGCGGTAGAAGCCAATCCTTCTAACAAACCAACGGCTCCCATTGGACCTTGCTCATAAGCTCCGGTTACTGCATCATATACATTTGCGGCTTTATTAAAAGTATTAGCTAAAACACCGCCTTTAAGGACTCGCCGAAAACTATTTTCTTTTGAGGCAGGCATATTTAAAGTATCACCCACGCTGGCGTCTTCTGAGTATTTTCTGGCAATTGCAATGCCAGTTGTTCCAGATAAAGAAATTTGCCAAAAAGTCGTTGCAGATGTTTCTTCAACAACGCCGCCTAAAGTGGGTATTAATTGCGATGCGCTTATCATTTGATAATTCAACGCTTCTGGCGGTATGGGCAAAGAATAAAAAGTTGGCATGCCATCAATTTCAATTCTAAAACGATACGGAAAAGTTTTATACCAATTTTCTGCAGAAACGGAATAAAAAGGACCATCTTCTTTAGATTTTTGAACACTCTGTATTGCTTTATCAATAACATTTCCAAAAAGGCTTTGAGTAGGACCTGCTCCTAGTTCTACGTCTGACTCGTCGGCTGTATTTTTTCTTAGCCTACTTATTCCTTCTTGCATTAAAGCTTTAAAGCTCATTTTTGTACTCCCCTATATATTTTAAAAGACATATGTCATTCGACTTTGCCTTTAATTTCGGAAAGTTTTGTTTTAATATCTACAATCGATGAAATTAAGTTAGGGTCCATAGCCCCCGGGCCGACCGCCGTTTGAACTAACTGAGGCGCCGCTTTTTGTAACGCTTCTAATAACTTATCGATTAAATCAAGCAATTCCGTAGAAGAGGTACCTAATGCTACTTTGGGAGCTTTAATTATTACCTCTTTTGTAGAATCAACCTTAATAGTCCCTTTTTGATCAATCGATATTTTTTCTTTATCTGAAGAAAATTCTATTTTTTTATTGGTTGAATCGACTAGAATAGATTGTTTGTTTGCGTCTATAAATGCAAAACTTGAGTCATCTTTAAGAGTTAAGATGGAAACTTTTTTTTCATCAATTTCCGGAACATCATTTGGACTATCGGTAATTTTAGGTGCGCCTGTATGGGTAATCGTTAGTTGCCCCTTAGTATCAATATCAAAAATCATACCCAAATACTGAAAGCGCATCTGAGGCTTTTTTTCTTCTGGCTCAGGAAGCGATATTAGGTCTATAATTCTGTTATAGCCACCAATAATAATTCCACGTCTAATATCATTATTAATAAAGGCAACGATGACCCTCTCACCTACGCCAAACGGAGTCTTATCGTCGATTTGATAAGGTTTATCGTCAACTGTGGTTGGGCGACGATAAATTTTGAAGCCGTCTGCAATTCCACCGATAAAAGTAGAGGCAACAACATTTGACACAAATGTTGATGTTCCGTTATCTGTTTCAATTCTTACAAAATACTTAATCACCCTGTCTGTATCAGAAGCTGGCTCCTGAACAGCGACTATCTCTCCAACCGAAATTGATGGTACATAAGGTATGTTGCTCATCAGAATGGTACTTTCGGTAACTTAGGTAAATTTAATTTTGGAAGTAATTCTTGCGCTTTGGGTATTTCTGTTTTAAATTCAGGAAATTTAAATAACTCTTTAATATCCGAATCGGCTAATTCTGGGTCAAACAAGTCTGTAAAACCTGCAGGGCCAATCAGCGTTAGGGACCCGTCATCCTTTGCTTTGCACAAGTAAGAAAGCTGGACATTGGTTGTTGTAGATGCCATACCGTCCATACCAATATTAAAACTCCAATTTACTGACTCAACGTGACCACATAATACATTCTTGCCCATAGGAAAAGATAGATTACAACCAACCATAATTGGCAAGTTATTATCCTTGAGAGTCAAATTAGCATCTCCAAAACGATAACTCAAGGCATGCCAATAGTACATTAGTTTTTTAGTATCTTCAAACCATGGAACATATACAACACCCGACTCGCTTGATTTGGCTGTTGGGGCACTGTAAACAGTATTCCAGTAATGCTCAATAGTTCCAAACCTGTTAATAGCCCCATCATCAATAATACGGTGTACGGCTGTTGTTAATACCGTAGTAGGGTCGTCGTTTCTTGATGAACCTACTTCGCCTGTTTGCAGCTGAGGCATAATAAAGTTAGGAGAAGTAAAAAAACTGTTTGTTGTAGACACGCTTTGTATCATAGTGTCGTCGGCGAAGACTCTGGGCAAGTCATCAAACGCAGTCCACTTTGTATGCCTAATTTGATTGTCTGGGTCTGTCAGAAACGCTTTAAGAGCAAATGGCTTATCACGGAGAATAATCATAGGCAAGGAAGTAGTCGCCCCTGATTCTGTCTTGAAATACCAGATGTCAGTAAAAGCTTCATTGATTGTGGTGTCAATATGCTCTTGAATTAAACTCCAAGCTGAAGAGCCTTGTCCCAAAGATGAGAGAAAGTTTGTTTTAGCCGGCCTGTCTTTATAATTTAAAAACATTGACTTTAGTTGGTTATAGCCTTTAAAGTACCCGCTAAAGGATTTTGGGTCGCGTTGTTCTACGCCGTATTTATCTAAAGCTTCTTGCTTAGATGATTCGCTAACGGACATTACACCCAATAAAGTATTAGTGAACCCTGTTGCAAACGCATTGTTAGTTTGAGTTGACTTAGGCAACTCTAAATAATCCAGCAGCTCTTGGGGCAGGCTAGGCATGCGCGAGGTAAGCTTAGAGATACTCACAACCTTTTGATATTCTCCTAAATCTACACCTAAACTTGTTCCAGTGTTTGTGTCCGTATTTAAGCCGCCAATAATAGACAGTACCAGCCCTGCTCCTACAAACGGATCAATAAGTTTTTGTGCTAATTCTGCAATATTAATTTTTGAATCTTTTTTTGCACCGGAAATCAAACCAACTCTACCCAACACTTCTTGAGTTTGAAGAAAGTAGCTAGAAATCGAGTTTGCATCAATACGGACGGGGATGTTTAATAGACTAGACCACTCTCTAATATGAATAGTAGCTCTTTTGGTAAGAATCCCAGAGCCTTCAACTGAATAGCTGTTTTCAATGGTGGTAATCTGCCCAATGAATCTAATTATTCCTTCTTTGAGAGGAGATACTTCTGTAAACTTTTTGTCTTTTTCTGTAAACTTGCCAACCTTTGATTTAATGATAATCCAATTCCCAATCGAATAGGCTGGATGTAAGTCGCCTACAACGCGAATGCTAGCTGTATTTTGAATAGAAGCTTTTGACCTTGATATGCCAATTGAAACAACTCCTTTGTTTCCAGTATGGACTTCGACTTTGGGTGTGTCGGAAGTTGGAATATCATCAAGATAATCAAACAGGATAATATCCCATCTAGTTGAATTATTTAAATATTTCACTTTCATAAAAAATCCCCTTACGGCATCATACTACCAACTGCCGATTTAGTTCTAGCTCTATTTTTCTCTTGTTGAATTTGTTGTGGAGTTTTAGATGAATTTACGGATGGCTTTTCGGGCATCACGCCGCCTGCGGGAGTTCCGCCAACTGCATCAGCGAGCTGTTGCACCGCCGTAGGGCCAAAAGCTTCAATAATACTTAACGATGTTCTTTGTGTATCTTTGTCAGCATAAGTGGACATGGCAGTTGCTAACTTGGCAAAAGTAAACTTTTCTCCTTTATCAACATCAACTCCTGCGGCCTTACCAAGTTCTTGTTTCCAATTAGCCTTGCTTGTATCAATTCCCATGCCAGCGGCTGTAGTCTTCAAATCTTCATCAGATACCGTTCTGTCTATTCCTTTAGCCGCATCGACCGCTGCTGAGTTCAATACGCGCTTATAGTTAACGGTTGCAAAGTCTGCTGCTGCTTTTGCTGCTCCCTTGCCTTTTTCTCTTTCTAATATTTGTTTTCCGCGTTTAAAGTCCCCCGATGAGACTCCGCTCATTAATAAAGCCGCCGAAGACCCTTCCGCTTCAAGACCGCTCATTCCTACGGTTTCGTCTTCAAACTTGAACATCAAGTTTCTTAAATCTTCTGCGGCTTTTTTGGCCACCTTGGGATCTTTGCTTTTTGATAATTCAAGTAATTTTTTTGCTTGAGACTGAACAGAAGAAAAAGATGCCCCTGTTCTACGTTCATATTCTGCAGCAAATGGGGCGGCCTGAGCTGCCGCCTGCCCTTCTAGTGCCCTACGAACATTGGCCATAGCTTGAGCTGGAGATACGCCTGAAGCGACCTGAGCGCCTACCATTTTGCGAGCCATTCCTGTTAATTTAGTATAGTCGCCGCCTTCACCAAGCTGCCCTAGAGCCTCTTGCACTTGAACAATATTTGAACGACTAGCCGTTCCTAAGCCCGTGCCCATCCCTAATCCAGATGCCGCTCCTGAAAGAACTTTTAGCGTTCCCATAAGTCCGGTTGTTGCACCGGTCGCTCCGGCAAGTCCCATCAAACCTGAGCGAGCTTCATCCATATACATCATGGCTGAACCAGACTTGCCAGCCATCGCTCCTGTCAAAGTAGACAGAAATCCTGCAGCACCTGTGGCCGACTGTATTTTTAATGCTTGCGACATTTCCATGGCTGCTTGCGAGAATCTTTGAATAGCGGGAGCGCCTTTTAATCCAGCCTCGAAAGCCTTAGCAAAGATATTTTCAAGTTGTTTAGTATCTCCTTGTTTGCCAGAAACGGCAGAAATACCCAATACGTTGCTAGCCATTTGCTCGACAGAACCAACGCCTGCGCGACTTAATCCAAGAAGACGGTCAGCCCCCTTGGTTGTGCCGATCATGCCTGCATAGGTATTGTAAATATTTCCAACTTCTGGAATTGAATAACCTAACTTGGCATATCTTCCGGCCAAAGCTTCGGCTCTTTCAGGAGATAGTCCTTTAAAAGCCTCAAACCCTGATACGGCAGCTCCACCCGCCATAGAGGTTGCTGCGGTTCTCATTCTCATTGCGGCTAAATTTTCATCAAGTCCCATAGCCAAACGACGAGAATCAAATCTAGATTTTTCAGCCTCTATAAGCATTCTTTCATTTTGCTCGCGTTGACGAATAGCACCGGATTGATACATGGCTTTAACTGCTTGGGCATTTTGCTGAGGCTTATCAAAAAATAAACCAGCTCCGGGCATGTCATAAATACCGCCCTCTTTCTGACCTGCTATTCCGGTTTGAGCTCCTGTAATGTTAGTAAATAGGTCTTTACCTGCTCCAACTAAACCAGTAATGCCTGCTCCAGCCAAAGCCAAACCCGGAAGCGCACCAAGTCCTGCAGTACCTGCTGTTAAGCCTATGCCGCCGGCAATTGCTCCAACAGAAAGAGCTGCTTGTCCAATTGCACTGCCAATTGAGCTACGAGTTGCTGCCTTACGTTCTGCTTCTGAAACTTTAAACTCTTCTTCAAAAATCTTGTTTGCTTCGGTTTCGCGTGACTGTCTATTACCTACTCCCAAATAAGAAAACTTCTTTTTGCCGGGAGTTAGTAAGTTGCCATACGCTTCAAGCATCTGCTCGCCAGTTGTGGGAGCCACAACCGCCATGTACTTTTGATACCTAAGAGACTCGGCCATTCCTATGTTTTGAGGAATAGCCTGCATTGCCTGTAGGCTTTGTTGAAAGCCCATGGCCTGAACATTTGCGTATGCTCCTCCTAGCTGAAAGCCAAGAGCAGCGGTACCTGCCACTCCAGATGCAATGGCACTTGCTTTTCCGCCGTATTTGTCCCACCAACCACCAAATCCACCTCGACCGCCGCCATCTCCACCGCCGCCTCCGGGGCCGCCCTTTTTAATAAAGTCGTCTAAAGTCGTAGAAAACTGTTCGGCTTTTTGATTAACTTTATTAAACTTCTTGGCTGCTTCATCAAGTTCTCTTGCAAACTTAGCAAGGTCTTTGGCTCCTGCCTCAGATGCCCTACCATATTCTTCGGTTGCTCGTTTAAGAGTTTCAGAGGCTGCAGCTCTTTCTTGCTCTATCTTCTTAGATACATCTAGTAAGATTTTTGCTGTTGTATTGGCACTGCCTGATAGCAACTTAATTGCTTCTTCGCGCTCTCTCTTGGCTGCCAAGTCATTTTGAAAGCCAGCCTGTCCAGCAAACGCTTGAGCTATACCTACGCCACCGCGAGAAAGCTGCCATTGAGCACTAGGAAGAATTGAGCCGAGTGGACTACCCGTTGGATTAATATTAGATGGTGGAATAGGAGCGCCGGTATTAATACCGTAAACATTGTTAACAGGGCCGCCGCGAGTAGCAATCCTATCTTGAATTTCAAGAGCTAATCCTGTTTTAGTTGGAGAGTAACCACCAGCTGCCTGTCTTTGGTGAGCAGCCATCTGTGCTTGCAATTGCACAGTAGAGCGAAGAGCTTCATTCATCTTCTGAATCTCTTCGCGCATCTGCCTAATAGGGGCTAATAAATCTGATAGGTCTACGTTTATGCGTGTCACTATGCGTTACTCCATTACAGTAGTGACATTTTATGTCTTATTCTTCTTTTTCTTCTTTGGTGGCGGGGCGTTGTGCTTCAGAAAGTTGACGATTAAGCTCAAGTATAGGAGTATAATCCAACAAATGATACCCGCCCAACTCTTCGCCTTTAGGTTTCCACCAGTCAGGAGCCTTAACGATATGGGCGTTAAGAACTGCAAGCATTTGAATAAACTCGGCTTGTTGGTCAATATCTCTCAATTCAGGCAAAATTCCTTCAATAACACGACGGACTGCCTCGTCGCTTGCCACTAGAGCAACTTTATCTTTGTCCTCTACTGCCACAGCCACTTCGTCATGGATGTTCTGAAGAGCATCTTTGATGCCCGCAAGCAAGGCAGGAACACTGTAAGAGGGAGGACGGCGTAAACCTGTAGACAACCTATTAGCTACGCGAGATGAATCAGTCATATCTCTATGAGATAAAAACTTTTTAAGTTCAAAAGCCCCTTGATATTTTTCACCCGTTGTAGTCCCGACAACATCCAGCTCAATAAAAATAATAGGATTAAGACTGCTCATTGTTTTGCTCCTGTTTCAAACCAAAGTCTTTTTTTGCCTGTTCTAAAAATTCATCGTCGGACTGAATATCTAGATCTTCCCAATACTCATCCTTGTTTGCTTCCTCTCTGACAAAATCAGCCGCATCTTGTTTGGCTAATTCTGGATCAGCTTTTACAGCAACTTCTTTATGAAGATAGACTTCGAACATAAGTTCGTCAAGAGTTCTTTCTTCAAAGTACGGGTCGAATATCGGCATGTTGTACTTTTGGCATAAAACAAATTGAAAAACAAGTCTTAAGTCAAACTCGTCGTCAATCTTTCCGTCAATAATTTGTTTTGCTTTTTTTTTGGCCGCTTCAATGCGCTCGGCTAAATACGGTTCCATAAATTACCCGTAGTTTAATTATTTTTTATAAGGAACAAAACTCTGAGTAACATTGTGAGCATAAGCTGTACCTACAAAATCAATATTTCTATTTGACAACGAACCTATAGTAACACTGCCGGAGATTCTTGTAAACATGCCACGGGCATAAAACATCTTTTGGCCGAGCTTATCAAACACTTCTAGCTCTACTAATGGCTGATGAATAATTGAAGCCATGTTTGACCATAAACCTTGAGACTCTGGAGACTCCGAAGGGTCGACTAGCTGCCTTAATGAGGCTCTAATCGAAACCTGTCCTACAGAAATGTCCCACGGAATATGAGTATCAATTGTGCGAGTTTCTTCTGGAGTAAAATCAATCGTGTAATTAAAATCTTGACACACGGCAACAAGTTCGCCGGACACAACGACGTATGCGCGAGCGCCCGAAAAATATTTAGGCAAAGTGACATTTGGATTACGGCCCGCCGCAATTTCTTTATCGACTGCTTTTTGATAATCAAGAGGCAAATCGCCTAAAACAAATCTCATCTTCTAGTTTTTCTTTTTGCTGGCTTACGTTTCCGGCTTTTAACCGTGACAGTCACAGTACCCTCTTCGGCAACGCTTTCGACCAAAGAACGTTTAATTGCATAAACTGCAATTGGCTCTTGGCCTTTCATCGACATTTTTGCAATTTCTTCTGGAGATTGCATATAAAAACAAACTTTACCATAATCTGAAATGAGCCAAGAAACTGCTTTAACTTTAAGTTCTGAATTGTCTGCAAGATGCACGACGAATGTTTTTAGAGTCGTATCTGATGACGAATATTTATTATTTGTATTTTTAGCTAGTTGCACTAACGTCATGATATTACTCCAAAAAAGTTTACCCCTAGACGGGTCATCTAGGGGTATTTTATATCATAGGCTTCAAAAGAGTCAAGTCAGATTAAACGGT